GGGTCGACCCGGCCGATGCGCATATGCACCCGGGCCCGGCGCACCAGGCGGTTGAAGGCCTGATCGAGGACACCGTTGAGCGTGCGGATGGTGGTGTCCTCGGCGCCGCGGAGCAGACGGTTGTAGCGCTCAACGACCTCCACGTCTCAGCTACTGGGAACGGCGGGAGCGCCTACGCTCGTACTCGGCTTGAGCGGCTTCACGCGTAGCGAAGCGAGGAGTGCCGTCGCTGTTCTTCTGGCGCATCAGGTCGCTGATCGCCGCTGCTGGCGATCTTCTGCGGGCCGGACGTGAAGTGCCTGTGGCGGGCCGCTCTCGGGGGGTTGAAGTCCGCGCTGCGGCGCGCGCTGGACGGGAGGCAAGGTTGGGGAAGCCACGGCCCTGGAGGTACTGAATCGCAGAATCGACACCTTGCCCCTCCCAGCCCAGGTCCTGCGCGGCATAGCGAATGTCTGCATCACTAGCGGCCCAGGTGGATTTCCGCTCTTTGCGGAAGTTCTTACCTGTTACAGCGTATTCGTTATAGACTTTTCGCACGACGAGTTCCGCGTGGTTAGCGCCAGCAATGGGTGCAGTGATACCGACCCGGCCTTTGATAAGTTCGGCCACTCCTATGAGTGCAGCGCGTGACTCTTTAGTGGCTGCTGGGGTCAGAGAAGCGACGACTTGGTTTTTAGGATCGGAGTTCTCCGCGACATTTGCGGCGTATCGCTTGAAATGACCGTCGTAGGCTTCGAATGTCTGCCTGTAAAGATTAGTGGCGACTGAAGAAGCGCTACCCACACCGGACATTCCCGGTTTTGTTGTAAGCAGTTGACGGATTGTGCCCTTGAAGTCATCGGTAGCAGTCTTAAGGGTCGCCGCATCCGCGTTGCCTCCCAGGCGAGAGGCTGCATTACGAGCTGCAATGTCTACATAGCGCTCAACATCATCCGTCTTGTTCCAATCAAGTCCTCTGACCTGCATATCCGCACGCATGCTGGAACGAGCATCGTTGAGCTTGGTGCTCAGCCTACGCATCAGCAGGCCAGACGAAGGAAGTCCGTCTGTGGCTAGCGTCTCCTCAAACGATATTCCGTAGTTCTTCGCGAGATATGAAACAGCAGCTGGTTCAGCGTACACACTTCTACCTGAAGGATCTTTGGCTGCTAATACCTTATTGACCAGGTCTGTACGAAACTTGCCGTACTCGGTGCCTTGTTCGACGTCAAGCCCTTCGGATAAGGCCATCCGTATTCCGCCGACTTTGCGTCGAGCGAGCTCCCCAAAGGCGTTGAGGTTCGTCCCCGGAAGGTCTGGATCATTCAGGGCCCGACCAATCGAAGCGCGCGCGAGGACCTGAGCCTGAAGTGAGGCGTTCTTTCGGACAGCCTGGCGATAGCTGCCATAGATCGGAACACGATCAAGAACAAAGCCCACTGCAGTGCCTGCAGCGTTCTCGATGTCGCGTGCGGGTCCCTTGGCGTAGGGAGGAAAGAGGACTTTAGCGCCTTCATGACCCTGACGGAGTGCCCATACAGCAAACAAGCCTGTGGCAACAGGTACTATTGCTCCTTCAACTTGTTTTCTGAGATTTTGCTTTTGCTTTATATTCTGTCCGGGTACTGATTTAACAATGCCACGAGCAATAGCAGCTCTTCCGCCTTGAATATCAGAGATGTTGCCTGTTTTCAGACCCTTGACCAACCGCGCGCGGCCTCGTGCAATCGAGGCGGCCCCGGCGAGGGGGTCCCCCGCCACCACACGCGAGTGCGAATCAGTGCCTTCGCCCTTGACTCGGCACTTCCAGTTGGGCGGAATGCATCGGTCTCCGCAGGGGCGATTGGGCGGGTTGCACCTCAGTTTGCCCTTGAGGTCCATCCGCTCTCGGGTGGCCAGGTAGCTCGCGGCTCGGGCCGTGGCGGGAGTCAGGTTGCTCATCAGTAGACCTCCCAACCGGCGCGCAGTGCTTCGGCTTCGCCCGCGGAGACTCGCGATAGCCCTACAACATTCTGCCGCGGGAAGAATGCGGCCACGCCTTGCTTGGCGGCCTTGGCGTTGCGGAAGCCGATGACGTAGGGGCCTTCGTGGAGCTCACCGTCAATGTCGAACCGCGCTCGGTAGAGCGTGCGTCCGTGGGCGCGGTGGGGGCCGATGACAAAGCGCGGGGCCTCGGCGGAGCTGTCGGCGCGCTGGCCGTCGGGTGTGACCAGGAAGCCGATGTGGGCATCGTCCGCCTGCGCGTCGACGCGGATCCGGTAGCCGTGAGCAGCGACGAAGTCGACGGCGTCGGTCTTGGTACCGCCCTCGGGGGCCGGAGCGCCTGGCGCTTCAGGCTGAGGAGGGTTGAGCATCGCTTCCGTCTGAGCCTGGTAGCTCAACATGGAGCTCTGGAACTGGGCGTCGGCCTGGGCAATGAGCTGCTCGCTGACCGCGGCGTTGAGCGTGGTCTCGATGCTGTACTCAGTGCCGCCAAAGCGGGCTTCGCGCACTTCGAGGGGGTTGAGGACGCCGAGGTTGATGTACTGGGCATCCACCTGGGCCACCTGGAGGCGGAGGGCGGCGCGCTCGGTGTCGGTCTCGGTGAAGACACTGGGGAACTCGACGCTCCAGTTCTGGGGTGGGCGGCCTCGGGTGGGGCCGTCGCGCGAGACGAGGATGTACTGGAAGATCTCGGTGACTGCAGTGCGGCAGTAGAGCTCCTGCCACTTCTCGACGATCGAGGCCCAGACGCGCTCCTCGAAGCGGCCCTCCTTGCCCAGGCCGCCGGGGGAGTTGCCCATCAGGATCGAGGCCGGCCAGCCGGTGGCGGCCTGGAGGTCCTGCACGAAGGGCTCGGTGGCCGAGGAGATGTTGCTCAGGGCGCGGTTGAGGAACTCGAGCTCCTCCTCCACATCGACGACCATGCCTCCGTAGACACTGCGGCTGAGGCTGTTGGCTTCCAGGCGCTTGCGTAGGTCGCTCTCGTTGCCGGAAGCGATGCGGTTGAACAGGCCCGGGATCTTGTGGACGAAGAGGTCGGAGTCGGACGTCATCGACTCCAGGCCGGAGAGGGCGCTCTCGTAGCGCTTGAACGCCTCCCAGACGAGCTGGAGTACCGGAAGACCCCAGCCGGTGTTGCGCACCCGCACATTCCAGGGCAGGTAGAGCCCGTCGAAGCGTGCTACGCGCGATGAGTGTATGCGCACATTGACATAGCTGCTCCCTTGCTCCGGCGTCAGGCGCTGCGACGTGGTGATCCGGTAGTGGGTGGGCTTGGAGTAGTCGGTGATGGAGACGTCCTCGGGGATCAGCTCGTGTCGGGAAAGGGGGACGTAGCCTCGGACCGCGCGGACGCGAGCAGGATCCACGGGCTCTTCCGGAGGAAGGCCGTCGTCGATCAGCAGCACCAGGCCGGCGCCGCCGTAGAGGCGCTGGAGCTTGACGACCTCGGCGAAGGCTTGGTGGAACTGCGTGAACTTCAGGAATTCCTCGAAATCAGCGATCAGGTCGCCAGCGTTCTGGGCCTCGTCGCCGCCCAGCTTGATCGTGGTGCGGTGGCGCAGGATCTCATCGGAGATGGCATCGACGTAGCGCCTCGGGATGCCGTGAATGTATAGAGCTTCTAATTCGCTTTGGGATAGTATTGGTTTTGAGCCTACAGTTGTAGCAACAGTTTTATCCTTAGTGGCTACACCCATGCCCGTAAGGACATTCACTAGGGCACCGTCATTCCGGTATGCGTCGGCAGCGGTAGAAGTCACAGTACGGCGCCCAACTGATATGCAAAGTTTATCGCTCGTTGTCTGAGGTCTAAGCCAAGTTGAACTGAGGCCGTTTTTTCATTAGGCGAATATATGCGTTGCTAGGTGAAAGTTAAGGCAAACTTGTTTATCGCTCTCGGGGTGCGGCGCCAGTAGCCTTGGGGAACGGCTTGACCGCGCATGTTGGACCATCACATCGATGGATCCCTCCTCTGCTCAAAGCGCATGGCCAAGTTGAGATTCCGTCAGGGCATCCTCGATTCGTGGGGGCGTAGCTGTGCCTATTGCGGCGCGCCGGCGGGGACGCTGGACCACATCCGCGCTCGGCGCCGGGGTGGGTCCACGACGCAGCGGAATCTCGTGGCGGCCTGCGCGTGCTGCAACCGGGCGAAGGGGTCGGAGGAGTGGGTGGCCTGGTTCCGGGCGCAGAGCTTCTGGGAGCACCACCGCGAGGACGCGATCTGGCAGTGGATGGGGGCGCCGGGTGTTGAAGTCGCTTAGCGTAGGGCGCTTTTACAATTAAATGTGCGCGAAGAACCCAGCAGTATTAGGCGTCTCTGGTATTGCATGACACGCAAAGGCCAAAGCCATCACGGCGTCGTCGTGAGCGCCTGCAGCAGCTTCGCGTTGACCGTTCTCCTTCTGCTGGAAGGCGCGTAGCTCGTTAGGGATGACGCCCTCGGGGAAGATCAGCTCGTCGTGCTCCAGCAGGAAGAGAATGCGATCGGTAGCAACTATCTTGCTGGGGCGACTTGTGCTGAATGTCTCGATAGCATAGTTCGGCAGGACGGTCGAGAGCGCTTCTGCAATCACAGCGCCCATCGCCTGCTTCTCCACGATTACCCGCTCCGGTAGGTAATCGTCTATCAAGGCTTTGACATGACGCAAGCTGTAATCGGTGCTCCTGCCGTTCTCGTGGTACATCCCTACGACCTCGTAGGGGCGCTCGGTGATGTCCAGGACGATGGCTGTGAAGTAGTCGTTGCCTCCGGCGTTGGGGTCGACGCCGATCACGTAGGTGCGGCCGACGGTGCCGCACTCGCGGAAGTGGCCGCGGGCGGCGCGGCGGACCAGGGCGCTGGGGA